CCAGTTGTACCTAATCCTGACGGTCCTAATGTAGATATTCCATTAATACCATGGGATATGGAGGAATAATGAGATATAAAGATATAAAAATAATAGTACGTGAAGAAAATGCAGAGTTGCCTATAAAAGATGCATATATTGTCCTAGTACGGTTTTCAGATGATTCACAAATACGTATTGGTCCTATTCCGGTAGATGTTCTTACAAGTACTGATTTTAGAGAAAAATTAATAGCTAGACTCAAACGATCGTATAATGATTTAACTGTTTCAAGGTTTTACATCGAAGGTGACCCTGGTACTAACTACCCGTTTAATGTATTAAAGAGAGACGAAATTGCCGATCCCGATGATGTTAATGCTGTACCAGATTTTAGTGACGACGATAGTGAAACATCAGATATTGGCGAAATTGAGCCTCAAGACGGTGACGAAACTTCTAGCGATGACGACAAACAAGAATTTCCTGTAACAGGAGTTGGTACAATCTCATCTGCTGAAGCAGCAGAGCAATATAATTCATACGCAGATAGCGTTGACAAGGATCGAGATAATAAACATGACGAAACAGGTGAGCCAGTATCACGCATGAATGACGAGGGCAAGTTTGTAGATGCTGAAGGTAATATATTAGATATTCCAGCAAATAGCGTCAATCTTCCGTCGTTTGACCCTAGTAAGTTTGAACCAAGCGACAGTGGCGGCAGTGGTGGTGGTGGCATGACAGGCGAACAAGAAGCTGAAGTACCTAGCATTATCGAAGATTTATTTAACGCTATGGACGGACTTGGTACAAACGAAGGTGGGTTGATTGCTGCACTAAGGCGTGTTATAACACCTGATCATTTTATTGAAGTACGAAAGCAATATCAAAATGAATATGGCGATAAATTAGGTGAACGTATTAAAAGTGAATTCCAGATTGAGTCTGCAACGTTTGCACCAAATCTACAACAACAACTAAATGAATTAAATACAGAGATGAGAAGACTCGGATGGCAATTAGTTCGACCAAAAGGTATACGAATCTTTAATGGACTTATTTGGAAAAAATATTCCGCACCGGAGTCAGAATAATGCAACATTTTTATGATGGACAAATAAGACGATACATAACACAGATCGTACGCCTTATGAGTAATTTTTCTGTTAAGGATGGCAAAGGCGCTCTTACGCAAATCCCAGTAATATACGGTGATTTAACTCGTCAAGTTGCTAACATTATTAGAGAGAACAGTGAAAATAAGATTCCAAGTGCTCCGCGAATGGCAGTATATATTACTGGCTTAGAACAAGACACTACTCGAATGTCTGATAGTAGCTATGTTAACAAAGTTAATATTAGAGAACGTGCATACGATGCAACCGGTAATGAATATCTAAATACTGAAGGCAAGAACTATACTGTTGAACGACTAATGCCAACTCCTTATACATTAACTGTAAATGTAGATATTTGGAGTTCTAATACAGATCAAAAATTACAAATACTAGAACAAATATTAATGTTGTTTAATCCTAGTTTAGAAATACAAACAACTGATAACTACATCGACTGGACAAGTCTAAGCGTAGTAAATCTAACAAATACTGTGTTCAGTAGCAGAAGTATTCCAGTAGGTACAGAGAGTGATATTGATATTGCTACTCTAACATTTAGTACTCCTATCTATATTAGTCCTCCAGTTAAGGTAAAACGCCTAGGTGTTATTACACAAGTTATACAAAGTATATTCAACGAACGCCAAGGCACGATTGATTTAGATCTATCAAGAGCAGGTGGGTATGCTTCATCTACTGCACAAGCTGATATTAAAACTAAAGTAGTAGCTGTTGATGATTTTGATAGCGTTACTGGAGTTGAAGAACAAATTATAAATGAAGGTACAACTCTTGCTGATGTTAATTCTTCTATAATTAATTCACATGATAATTACGGTTTATTAATAATGGGCACAACTGCTAAATTAGTTAATAAAGGTGTAGTTGGGGCTGAATCATGGACAGGGTATTTAAAATCTATGCCGTTTGAATTTACTACAGGTGTTACTGAGTTAAGATTGTCTAGACAAGACTTATCAAATGACATTATAGGAACTGTAGTAGTTAATTCGGTTGATCCCTATCAATTGGCAATTACATGGGACACTGATAGTTTACCTGCAGACACAGTTATTCCTGGACCAAATGGCGATAAGAATAAAATTGACTATATTATTAATCCGTATAAAACTAATCCAAGTTCATTAAAGTCAGGCAACCCACGCATACTGATATTATCTGATATTAATGACAGTGAAAATGTAGGACAAGATGCCGGATATGAAACACCTGATAACTATGCATATGACGGTCCAGATGCTTGGAAAAATACAGACGGCACCGACTTTGTAGCAGGTGCTAATGATATTATCGAATGGAACGGTACTGCTTGGTCTATTGTGTTTGACGCAAGTACGCAAGATGACACGGTTATATACACTTCAAATCTTACTACTGGTAAGCAATATAGATACCAAAACGACGAATGGATACTAGCATACGATGGTGAATATCCAAGAGGCACCTGGAGACTAGCATACTAAGATAATTATTAGTATGAACTCAAACAACATTATTTGCAGTGGTGCTATTGTATATTCCCTCAATACTCAACGATTTTTATTCTTACATAGAGTAAAAGGACGTTCAGGAAAGCTATGGGGATTAGTAGGTGGAACAACCGAGGCAGCTGAAACTCCTTGGGAAGGTCTACAGCGTGAAATATTTGAAGAAATAGGTGAGATTACAATTAAGAAGACAATGCCTTTAGAGACATTTGTTAGTAATGACTCTCGCTTTCGATTTCACACATATCTTTGCGTAGTTGACAAAGAATTTATGCCAATATTAAATGACGAACATGACGGCTATGCCTGGGTTAATTTTGGTATGTGGCCAAAGCCACTACATCACGGACTGCACAATACATTAAAAAATAAAGTCAATGTAGACAAATTAAAAACAGTATTCAAAGTTATAGATTTACTTGACTAATTAACTAAGAGGTAGTATAATAACATTATGACAAAAGTATTAGTAATCGGCGATATAATAATCGACAAATATATTTATGGAACTTCTAACAGGTTAAGTCCCGAAGGTCCTATTCCTATTGTGAATTTAGAAAGTGTAAGAGAAACGTCAGGTGGCGCAGGAAATCTTTTTGAGAATCTAAAGTCTCTCGGTGTAGATGCAGATTTGTTAACTTACGACGGCGACAAAAGTGTTAAGACTCGTGTGTTTAGTGATAGTCATTATGTTACACGTATCGACGAAGATCATATTATTGATGGTGATCAAATGTTACTTGATATTAAAAAGATTGATTTTTCTCCGTATACTTACGTTGTGTTAAGTGATTATGCTAAAGGTGTGTTAACTTACGCAAAAGAAATAATTGCACACATTAATACATTTGGTTGTAAAGTAATTGTAGACCCAAAGAGAGATGCTAGTCATTATGAAGGTGCCTGGCTTATTAAACCTAATAAACTAGAAGAAACTCAATACAACTTTAGTGAACATGACTGGAACTGGATTGTAACAGATTCTAATTTGCCAGTTCGTGCAAAGATTGATAATATTTCATACACTATACAGCCTAAAGATGTTGATGTAAATGATGTTACTGGTGCAGGAGACTGCTTCTTAGCAGCTTTTGTATATGCATTAGTCGACGGTATTACTATGCACAACGCCCTTAAATTAGCGTGTGCAGGCGCAACAGAAAGCGTAAAGCATGTAGGCACATATGTTCTTGAAGAACGCGATTTAAAGAAAAAAGTTATCTTTACAAACGGCTGCTTTGACGTTCTGCACAAAGGCCACCTTACACTGCTTAAAAAAGCCCGTAACATGGGTGATAAGCTAATTGTTGGCCTAAACAGCGACAGTAGCGTTAATACTTTAAAAGGCGGGGATAGACCGTTTAACGACATACAAACAAGAATTGAACAATTAGAATTAATTCCATATGTTGACGAAGTAATAGTATTTGATGAATATGATCCTATACTTCTTATTAAAAAGCTAAGACCAGATATTATTGTAAAAGGCGGAGACTATCGTGTAGAGGAAGTTGTCGGTCACGACATTGCACCTGTGCGCATTATTCCATTAGTAGAAGGTTACAGTACTACTGAAATATTAAAGGACCGTAAGTGAAAATATTAATTACAGGTCATGAAGGATTTATAGGTAAAAACTTAGCACCATTCCTTGACAAAGATAATGAGCTATTTGGTTATGAATTTAATCCCGAATCGTTGCCTGATGTTACTGGATATGACTGGGTAATACACATAGGGGCAATTAGCTCAACAACAGAACGAGATATAGATAAAGTAATGTTGCAGAACTATGAATTTTCAAAATGGTTGTTTAACGAATGCAATAACAGAGGTGTAAATTTACAATATGCATCTAGTGCAAGCGTATACGGCACCAATATTGATTTTAATGAAGATGCGCCAAAGCAACCGCAAAGTTATTATGCAACTAGTAAGTATTTGTTTGATCGCTGGGTGATGCAGCAGTCGCATAATATTATAGTTCAAGGGTTTCGGTATTTCAATGTTTACGGCCCGTACGAAGATCACAAAGGCGACCAAGCAAGTCCTGTGTCTAAGTTCTTTAAACAAGCACGAGAGAAGGGCATTATTACTCTTTTTGAAAACAGTGACAAATATAAACGAGACTTTGTATATGTAGGCGACTGCTGTAACATACATCGTTATATGCTAACTTCGACTGAAACTGGTATATTTAATATTGGAACAGGTGTAGCAACTAGCTTTCAGACTATTGCAGAACTTATTGCTAAACGATTTAACGCTAAAATTAAATACATACCAATGCCTGATTCACTAAATGGTCAATACCAAGAATACACTTGTGCAGACATATCTCAGTTAAGTAAATTAGTTAATATAAACTTTACAACTCCAGAGGATTTTATAAATGGAAGAAACTAACCAACCAACAAGACTAAGTGGCGCAGTAGAAAAAGGATGGGGTTATGAACTTATCTGGGCTACTAGTGATGATTACTGTGGTAAGATTATGTTCTTTAACAAAGTAGGTGGCAAAACAAGTATGCACTTTCATAAAATAAAAGATGAAACTTGGTTTGTAAATAGTGGTCGCTTTAAAGTAAGATATATTGATACTAAAGATTCTACAATGTACGAGAAGGAAATAGGTGAAGGCGAAGTATGGCACAATCCACCGTTAATGCCTCATCAACTAATAGCAATGGAAGATGGTGCTAGTTTAACCGAAGTTAGTACTGCGGATAGTGTAGAAGATAATTATCGTATCGGTCCTGGTGATAGCCAGGCTGATGATACAGAATAAACACAATGTACGATAAAAATAATATTGCACCTAAGTGTGTTATAGGATTAGATCGCGATGGTGTAATTAATGTTGATCGCGGCACTTACACTTATAGGCCTCAAGACTTTATGCCAATACCTAGAAGTTTGGATGCAGTTGCTAGACTACGAAAGATGGGTCATAAAATTGCAATTATTACTAATCAAGGCGGCATTGCAAAAGGATTATATACTGCGAATGATGTAGAACGTGTTCATGATTACATGTTTTCATTATTAGGACAAGCTGGGTGCGATAGCATAGATGCTTTATACTACAGTGAGTCGAGCGCACGTAGTGACGTCCTTGCTAAACCAAATACAGGAATGTTTAAGTATTGCGAACAAGATGTTCCATTTATTAAATTTAATAAAGGTTACTTTGTAGGCGATAAAATGTCTGATTTAAAGGCAGCGTTTAAAATAGGTGCAAAGCCTATTCTAGTACGTACCGGACACGGCGAAGAAACTATTAAAGAATTAAATAAATTTACTAATCAAAAGATAAAGAAAAAGACCATCATATTTGACGATCTTAGTTCTTTTGCAGATTGGATAGAGTCTAAAAATATTAATTCTAATTCTAATAGCTCTATTAAATATTCTATTAGTTAGTAGCGCCTGTTTCTAATAGAATATTAAAGGATAAACTAATACGATCAGTATCAGTTTTATTTTCATTAACTCCGTGATCTAGATGACTAGGCCACATAACTGTTCTACCTTGCTCAGGCACAAACTGGGCTTCGTTTATTACACTTCCAATCGGATTACTTTTTAATGCTTTATTAGCATTTCTAAAAACTATATCACCGTCTTTGCCAGATGTCTTAAACCAATAGACTCCGCTAATTGAATTAGTGCCGTGATCATGAATGTGTGCATATAATCCAGGTTTAGTAAGTGTTAACCACGAAGTACTAAGCACAGGTTTAAATCCTTCTTTAACTTGCATCATGTTCATATAATTTTCACAGTGGTGTAGAATAAAAGATTTAGCAACTTTCATATCTTCATCGTTTAAGATAGACGTTGCAAAGTCGCCTTTATTAGATAGTTGTTGCGAGCTAGAGTCCCAATTTGGATTTTGCCCCCAAAGTTCATTTGAATACAGTTTGTCAACTACTCGCTGTATTTCTCCTTGCACTTCGTCGTATTCTGTATCTTCTAGTTTATGTGTATATAACGGAGTAGGAAATAACGATATTATTTGACCTTCATTTTGTTCATCCATATTAAATTCCTTTGTTTCCTAATCCGAAGTTGTCAATATTAACTTCATTAATTGTTTCTGTTTCGATTGATATTGTTGGTACTGCTCCGTGACCTGCTCCGTGTGCTATTTCAACCAGCATTTTTGTTGCAGGAAAGTATATATAGTTAATTTCTGAATTATATAACGTCTGCATTGCATCGTCAATAGTTTCAACTAATGGTTCGCCACCTAAGTTAAACGAAGTATTAAATAGTGCCGGTACTCCAGTTTGATTTTTAAATTCTTTAATTAAGCCGTGCCAGTGGAAGTTTTGTTCTTGAGTAACAGTTTGTATTCTGCAGGAGCCATCAACATGAATAACAGCCGGAATCTTTTCCGCTACACCTTCCTTACAACTAACAGCATACATCATACTAGGTGATTCTTCCATACCTCTAAGGTCAAACCAATCATGTACGTCTTCTTGTAATACTGATGCAGCAAATGGTCTAAAGTACTCTCTTTTCTTAATCAAGTTAACAAAGTCCTTACCATCGTGCATTGTTGGATCAAACATTAACGATCTATTGCCCAAAGCCCGAGGACCGTTTTCGCATCGTTCTTGAAATAAAGCTACTATATTTTTTGATCTAATAGTATTAATAACATCAGTATAACTTACATCATAACTAATTTTACCATTATATTTTGCAGCAGATTCTTCAATAGTTGTTGAGGTTATTTCTTGCACTGGTCCAAGGAAAAGACCTTCGTCTTTATCTCTAACTCGTGCGTCTTGGGTAATCTCATGATAATGATACAAAGCTGCTCCCATTGCAGTGCCTGCATCATTTGATATAGGTTCTACATATATGTTAACGTCTTCAGGTAAGTGCTTTAAGTAATAATAATTTGCGACACAATTTAATCCGTATCCGCCACTAATAACAATATTTTTATTACCAGTGCGTTCGATAGACGTTTTAATCAAGTCAAGAACAAGCTTTTGAGATTCTATTTGAACATTGTATGCCATATTCCTGCGAGATGCTAATAATGTAAGATCTTCTTTATCAGCTTCTTCAATTAATTTACCAATTCTATTTGTTTCTTCTAGATCATCTGGGTCTGTTATTTGATCGTAAATATCTGCATATTTTAATACTTTATCGTCAAGTTCTGGAAATTCTGTTTGATTTATTGACGAGCCGTTTGGATATGTATTAGACAATAAATTATTATCGCCACCCCATTTTCCATAAATCTTAGGTGCCTTGTTTGGCTCACCGTACGGAAATAACCCCATAGTCTTTCCTGCTTCGATAGCGTCAAACCCGCAGAATCGAGTTACTGCTTCGTATGCTTTAACAATGCCTGCTTTATCATTAACAATTACTTCAAATCCGTTAGCATTATGATGCTCCGTTATCCACGGACCATTACCGCCAAAGTGCTTATAAATGTCTTTAAAGTTTGCAGGATATGATACATCATACATACTTTCTACTTCCCACATAGTATCGCCATCTGGTCTAGGAACAAATGTGCCCGCACCGTCTACAATAATTGCTGTAGCGGTTTCAAACCCGGATCTATAAAATGCACACGCAGCATGATTTCTATGATGTTGTTCCCAGGCATGCACTACTTGCGGATGTGGGCTAGTAGTCCTATTAGGTCTAATTAGTTTCATTTTTCTTGCTAACGAAGTATATGGGTCTTCAGCAGTATAGTCAGTTTTATTATCGTCTACAGCAGTGTGTGATATAACTAAATAATCTATCTTATCAGTATATTCTAAAATTTTAACAATACTAGCAAACGGAGTTCCGTCATATTTATATCTTGTTAATCGTTCTTCCTCAATAGAAAATACAATTTCTCCGTCTTTTAACAGACATACTCCAGCATTATGCCCGCGGGCTATTCCTGCAATGTATCCAGTTTGTTCCATTATTTTTCCTCTGTAATCATAGTAAATTGTTGTGTTTCTGCCAAACTATTATTAACGCCTTCAATAATTTGCGTCATAGTATCGTTAGTTAGTTTCATTAAATTTTCATTATGTCTATCAATTCTAACATCAACTACAATTCTAATCGGAGAGTACAGGCGCTCGTCTTTACCATTATCAATAATAGTTATTGAACTATCAGCCGGGTGTGAAGTATTTTCAGGGAACGTACTTCCCATTACTACTGCGCCAGGTTTATTTAACGAGTGTGCAATATGCTGTCCTACTGAATCACAGCCTAAGAAATAATCAGCAGCATTAATAATACCAGTCCATTGCAATAAGCTAACGTCTTCTGGGTGCATTACACCCATTGGGCGATCTATTGGTATTTTAAATTCGCTCATTAGTATAACAGCGTAATTTTTATTTAATTGTTCAATTATATTTAGAAGATCATCAAGTTCAAACGATCTTCCACTTTCGTCGAGAATTGTATTACCCTTTAGTGTAGCAGTAGATCCAAAGGGTTGTAATACTACTACTTTATCTTTTTTAAAGTGCGACTTTGCTTCCTGACACAAAGAGTGGCCGCCAATCATATCGTTCTTGCCAATAAATGTTTTAAATTGTTTAGTTTCTGGAATTTTCTTCGGAGGAATATCGTAATTGATTAGCATATCAAATGCTTGTACAAGATTGCATTTTTGATTAAAATATGCATTTAGTTGATAAGGTTCAGGAGAAATAATTTCTCTGTCTTTTACCTGTTCAAAAATATTAGGATCATTAGCTGGCCAAACATTTCCGGCTAATATTTTACTAGTTAGATATAGGTCTAACCATCCTTCAACAACAATAACGGCTGTTGGGTCAGTGTGCGTTACATAATGTTCTAATGCTGGTATAGCACAAAGCACCCTGCCAGCGCCACCATTTATAAAGAATGCCTTTTTCATTAATATTACAACTCCTTCAGTTAGTCATAATATTTATTTGTGAGTATACCTAATAAGGAGGAATGTGGCTAATAGTTATTGTGCTGAACATTACATCCAGCACAATAATATTTAAAAATTAACTTACGCCACCTGGTAATTGTGCTATAGCGTCTGCATCGTCATCTGTTCGATCTGCAATCCTAATAACCGGTACGTCTGGATCATCAAAGTCTGTATCATACGTTTCATCAGGCGCCATCGGAAACTTTATTAAGTCATTAGGAACATCTGCCCATTCGCTAGGAAGATCTCTAAGACGCTGTCTATAATTCGTCCAAGCAGTTCTTAATGATTCTGGCATATCTGGAGCAAGTTTTGAATCACTTGCAGCTAATCGGCTATTTCTTTCATCTCTAATAAATTCATCGCTTCTATCTCTATCATTTGTCACGAATTCTAAGTCTGCTGTAAAATCTTCCTCTACAGTATGTATCTTATAAATCGCTCTAATGTCTGAAGGATCACTAATTGCATTATTTGGCAAATCACTAGGGCCTACTTCTATTTCGTATACTTTTGGAGTGGCCAGGCCGCCATATATTAGTCCAATTTTCATACAATTTATATCTGAGTCTGCACGTAATATTTCAACACGTTGATTTAATGCAGGGTCTCTATCAGTTAAATCGTCCGGAGCTGACCATATATCTTCTACAATGCCACTTTCGTCATCGACCCAAAGGATTATCTCTGCAGGTCCTTCGTATAGCTGTGTACTAGTTTTACCTAGTGTAGTGGCTGTTGAATACATTTCATCTGGTACAGCGTATGTTAATAATCGAGTTACTGTTGTCATTTATCTGTCTCCTTAACTATAAGTTACTTTAACTAGGCCGCCAGCGCCCCAGCTGCCCCAGCAAGCATTACGAGACATTGTTACGTGTCCTGCGCCACCACCACCTGGGAAAGCTGAGTGTGCAGCACAACAAGCCATGTTACCTGTACATGGGTGTTTGCCGCCTACTCCGTGTGGTGCTGCAAATGGTCCTGAAGGGCCGCCTGCTACAGAGAAGTGATCAGCACAACAATTGTACTGTCTGTTCATTGAGCCACCAGTGCCTCTAAATTCAACGTCAGAGCAGCGTGTAGCTTCGTTACAAACGTTTGCTTGCCAACTACTATTATACAAACCTCGGTTACATTGTACGTTACCAATGTGACAGTTATAACAGTTAGAAGATTTATCCCAAACTGTTGGGCCTCCCATTCCGCCAATTGCGCAAAAATTATTTAGTCCCCAGCAACTGCCGCCACCGCCACGACACACATAGCTTTTACAGCCGTGTCTTGCGTTTACGTTACATCTACAGCAACAACTACATGATGAAGTTCCGCCTGCACAAATAGTAAAGCAACTACTATCTGAAAATCCACAAGCAGATCTAGTAATTGTTTTTACACCATAGTTGCCGCCTTGTCCGCCGATACCAAAATCGTAGTCACCGCCTGATGACCCGCCTGGTCCGCCGCCGGATAAGATTTCAAATTTAATTGAGTTTGTACCGTTTGGTACATTCCATAAACAACAACGTCCGCCGTTTGTTACAGCCCAATGGTTTGAGTTGTAAACATAAAATTCATTTACTTCTGGCGCTTTTGCCATTACCTGGCCGCTGCTGAAAATGATACCTGTGTTTGATAGACATACTGCCATTTTTAATTGTCTCCTCTAAGTATATTTATTTCTTGTTTCAATTCTTTAATTGCTTCAATTAACAACGGTACAAGTTTTTCGTACTGTACTGTTTTGTAGTCTGCGTCTTCTGGCGCATCTTCACTATTATTTATCGGCGCATCACGAACTACCTCTGGCATTATTGCTTCAACTTCTTGTGCGCTAACACCTACTTGACGTTCTGTGTCATCAAATCCTAGTGACTTAGCAACTTCGTTACCTGTATAGTAATAACCATTTAGTTGCATTACTTTATCTAATGCACCGTCAATCTTGCCGTCAAAGTCTTTTAAGCGTTCATCTGAGTAGTAAGATACAACCTCTGCAGTTGCTCGCATATAACCAGTAACTTCTATACCACCAGATAATGTTTTCATCTTTACGCCACTATCATAATATATTCTTGTTTCGCCGTTACGAATGTGTTCTAAAATCCAGTGGTTATCTACGTCATTGTAAAGACCCATTGTACTTGAATTATCGTGCATCATTACAAAACGTCCGCCAACTGAGTAACCTTCCCAGCCACCGTGTGCGCCGCCGTCGATTTCAATCGAACCGTAGTTACCACTTACTGGACGGAAGTAACCGTTACCTGTATCACCTAATCTAGTGCCTGTTCCGTTAATTGTTACTTCTTGTACGCCTCCCACAACAATAGATATTTCATTGCCTTCAAAGTCAAGATATGTGTCAGTATCGCCAGCGTGTCTGATATAACGTGCAACGTCTAAGTTACCATTCACATCAAGACTTGTAAATTTACCTGTGCTTCTTGTTGATGCACCAATTGACATATTGTTAATCGATCCGCCGCCTGCTGGTGCTAGTGTAACTGTACCTGAGCCACTTGGACTAATTGTTACGTTAGCACCTGGGCTAAGTGTAACTGTGCTACTAGCACTTAATGTTGTAAATGATCCTGATCCGCCTGAAATATTACCAATAAAGCCTCCGCCGGAGTAAACTTTTTTAGCAATACTTGCGCCGCCTTCTACTCTTAAAATACCAGTATCACCAGTTGCGTTAGATGCGTCAGTTGTTCCTGTA